GACCGGCTTGCCGGATTCGTCGACAAGGGTGCCGGGCGGCTGCTGGCCGGACTGCTGCCAGAATTGTGATTGCTCTTCGGGGCTCAGCGTGACCGGCTGGCCCGATTCGTCTAAAAAGGGCATATGTGCTTAGGGATTTGGCACCCACATCACCCGGCGACCGCTGGGCAATGTTTGCAGATTGCTTGGTGCCGCAGTAGAAGCGTCCGGCACGCCGAAGCGCTTGCCGAACGGAACTCCCGCTAGAATCTGCTTTTGTTCGTCGTCGAGAACGCCAGGATGCTGTGCTTCTGCATACGCTAGCCTGGGCTGCAACGCTTTCTCGCGCGCGTCGATTACTTTCATTCCGGAATCGACCACGGCTTTTCTGACGTCGGCAGGAAAGGTGTGCGTCTTCAGAATCAAGGGCCAAGCATCTTTCAGCTTCTGCGGCCAGGGAATTGAATCTTTTAGCGCATCGAACTTGAATTCTCGCAGCGTTGACTGTGGGTCGAAAAGCTTGCTATACGACTCGGCCAAGCTCAGGTCATTGACAGAGCTGGGCTGCGCGAGAGAGCTTTTGGCAGAATCCGCGAATCCGATATACACCGGCTTGCTGGTGCTGAATGCTTTCACGTCCGGCAGCTCTTCCAGCTGTTGCTTAGCAACGGAAGTGGTCTGGCCGGGCGAAATGGGTATTCCGAGTGTAGGTGATGCGCCCGCGGACGTCGGCAGCGGAGTCACAGTCGGCGCAGCGGAAGTGGCCGGTGCAGCTGCAGCCGGTTGAACAACAGGCAGCGATGCCTTTTCGTAACCTCGCAAAGTTTCATCACTCGCGCGAGCAGCAAAACCAAAAGCGGTGTCCGGGTCGACTCCGGTGCTTTCCAAATATTTCGCGTATTTCTGAACGGCACCAACTCGGTCTTGCGGCACTACGTCAACCTGGGAGGGATTCATCACCGGATGCGAAGAAGGAGAATCGGCTGGGTGCCCGAGCATTCCATCATTCTCAGCGCCGCCAATTGGCCGCATCATGAGCTGACTTCGAAGAGGGTGCGCCTTTGGCAGCACGGGTTCTAGTTGTTTGAGATAAGCCCAATATGCAGAGCTGCCAGGATACCCGGATTCCGGGTCCGGAGGGGTAACATTAACGCCCCATTGGTTAACTTTCTGGACGTATTTATTGCCTGCGGCATCAGTTTTTTCTACATCTTTGGCTGGGGTAAGCCGATTAATCCATGTGTCCGCGATAGACATTTGACCGAGCATCTCATTACCACGCGCCGATACTCCGTTAAAATCCACAACTCCGTTCGGGTCGGTATAATCAGCAATGGACTCACCAAACCAAGGAGCCATTTTGTTGAAAGTGTCCATTCCGCCGGGGCCATAGATGGTCGCGGCCTTTTCATGTGCGAGCTGAGTGCGTTTCAGGTTAGCCGCAGGCTCAACTAGCCCGGCGTCAGCATTCGCCTGAGCAGTGGCCAACCCTGCTTGTGCTCCGGTCGCGCCAATCTGCGCCATTCGTGACTGAATCGCCTGCGGAGACACGTATTCTCCGAGCTGTTCCAAGTGCGCTTTCTTGTTGGCCATCGCAACGGCACCGATGCGGTCGTTGATGTCGCCCGCGGTGATGATGCCTTTGTGAAAAGCGTCCGTCAGCTGCGCTATTGCATCCGGAGTAACCACCGGCTGCAGCGGGCTGACTAATTGTTGCGCCGATAGTCCGGCGTTCAAAGGTTGAGAATCTGGTGCTCCTGCTGCCATAAAATTAACCTAATCCTTGTCCGAGCGAATTCATCGACAGTCCGCCACCGCCGCCGCCCATGATTCCACTCAACAGACCACCGCCGCCGCCTTTTCCACCGCCGCCAGCCGCGTTGCCGCCGGACCCGGTCAGTGTGCCGATTGTGTTCGACCAGTTTTGTGCCTGCGCCAGCTTACCAGCGCCCTGGACTCCGGCCAGCTGCTCTGTTGCCTGATTGGTAGCACCGATACGCTGCAGCCACGCGTTTGCCAGCGAGGTGCCAGAAAGCCCGGCCTGCGGAGTGGCCGAAGAAGTCAGACCGAAAATGCTACCGGCTCCGCCCGCCTGCTGCAACTGCACCTGCGACAGATTCGGGAAAAGTGACTGCAGCACGTTCTGGCGCTGCGTCTCTAGCTGCTGCGCCTGAGTCAACAAGCTCGCGGCTTGCTGCTGTCGTTGCTGCTGTAGTTGAATGCCCGCGGTTCCGAGCAAAGTTCGAATCTGCTGCCCGCCTACGCCCTGTCCGGACGCGTGCTGCGTCACCATGCCGGACGATTCCAGCCCGGCCTGGACTAGCTGAGCTTCCACGTCTGGCGGCAATGTAGCGCCTTGCTTCAATTGCGCTAGGGCAGAATCAATCAGCTGCTGCTGACCGCCTGCGGTTGACGGTGCCGAAAGCGCTTCGGATGCCGCTTTCGCTCCGACCTGGGACGCCAGTGACTGTGACCCAAAGCCACCCGCTTGGGCAGCCAAGCTATTTTCAGCGGTCTTCTGAGCTGCGAAAAGCCCCGGATAAATCTTGGCCAACAGCTGCTGCTGTTGCGTTGCTCGCTGGGTGTCTCCTAAAGTTGCAATCTGCTGCAACTGCGCCGGGGTCATCTCGTTTTGAATACGAGAGATAACCGACTGCAACGCACTCGACTGCAGTTTTGTAGCCTCGCTGATGGCATCATTATTAATGATGCCACTCGCGATTGCACCCGCTCCGCCTAATAAGCTGCCAAAGTCCATTGTCGGTCCTTAAATAGTCGCCTTATTGCTTAATCATCGCAAACAAATTAATTTGCGGAGGTAATGTCGTCAGCGATGCGCCATTAAGCTGTAATTTGGTGTTTTCCCCAGAAGTAGCTCCCTGGGGAGCTGGATTGACGCCCGCGGGAGGGGATTGCTGGTATGCCGGGGTGCCGCCCGCGTCCTGCGTGGCCGCTACGAACATCCTGCCACGCTGCGCGGTGTTAGAGTCTCCCCAGATTGCCCAGCCTGGGTTCTGAGTCAGCGCAGCGGCAGCTGTGGTCGCGGTCACGAACTTTACATCACCTGGGCTTCCGCTGACTGTCCGCCAAGCGGACCGTTCCCAGTGCAGAAGCACGTTGATGTCCGTATCGAAAAACCGTTGGTAGTTCACGGGGTTCGATGGCCGGTTCACCGTAGCCCCGGAATTCGGAATCGAGTCAAAAGGCTGCCAGCTGGTGCCGTTCCAAAAATACCACGCAATCGGGGTGCCGAATCCGTTCGGATTCTGGTCCGTGCTGTTGTTGGTGGTCTGCAGCCACACCGGGGGGATGTTGGTCGCAGGTGGCGAGTTGCCGATGAAAAAAGGAATCGTCACCGACGCGGATACGTCAAGCGGCACGTAGGTATTTTCAACGTCGGACCAGACCCACCATTGCGTTCCGTTTTTCAGCCACGGACCCACGTTAGAAGTCGGCTGGATGTCTCCGATGAAAATAAAGTTTGCGCCGTTCGGGGAAACTATCCGCATCCGCTTGACCATCTCGGCCAAGAAGTCATTCGGGCTTCCTTTGAACGTGGTCGGCAGCGGCGCTGCTTGGACAATTAGGCTGGTGTCTTTAAGGCTCATGGATAAAAGCTAGATAGTGGTAAACCCGCGCCCCCGTTATAGAGGCGAGTAATTTCTGCATCCGTCAATCGGCGTTTCCAAAGGCCGCAAGCGCTCATGCTGCCGAGCCCGCGGAATGAAAAATCCGAAAAGTTAAAAAGAACGAACGGATTTGCGGTCCGGATGACGTCGAACAAAGTCGGTGCGGTCACTATTGGATTTGCGTCAACCTGAATCCAGGCTTCTTTCAACGCGCTGTCGTATCCGAAGGCAACGTGGTGCCAGACATTGCTGACGCCTGCGACTCCGACGGATATTCCGCTGTTCAGCTGATATGCATTGCCTCCGGTGTCTTTGACTCTCCAGCCGATATTAGTGTCCGGCTGAACATCCAACAGATATTCCTGATTGATAATCAGGTTGGTCGACTTGGCGAGAATCGGTCTGCCTGGACTGAGATTGACGGTATTGTTCATCCAAAGCGAAAAAGAAAACGATACTCCGGGGCCTGCGCCGAGCACTGCGTCATCTGCGTGGAAAAGCGCTAAAGGATTTACATCGCTTCCTTGGATTGCCACCGGATACACAATCCCGCCGCCGGTGCCGAAGTTGCCACCAAGGTCGGTCAGATGGTTTGTGCCGATAGAGTCCAGCCGGGTGCCGTTCGGCAAATCATTCAGCTTCCAATACGCAGCAACGTCGTTCAAGCTGTCGTGCGGCGGAGGCGGCGGAGGTGCCTGCATGCAGGTAGTTACGCTCAGACAGGTTTCTCCGTCCGAGGTAATCTGCGACAAGGAATAACACGCCGGAGGATTACAGATTTCATAGCCTCCGGACATGAAAGTCAAAAGAATGGTAACTCCATTTTTTACCACCCGATAGCTGACCACTCCTTCAGCGAAAGGCAAAGCAATCGTCAACGGATTTATTCCATCGCTGACTACGGGTGCACTCAGCGGAGTCTCAACGCCTGTCGAAAAGATAGCGGAAACCCGCCAGCTCGCCGCGCTACAGACGACTAGGGTGTTCGGCTGCTGACATTGGCTGACCGGCACGAAACTGTTGCCGATTTGCTGATACAGATTAAAACAAACGACGTTGGTGCAACAGTTCGCAGGCAACGGCTCTATGCCCCAGACAAGAAAACCAGAATCCAGATTCGGAGCGTCCGGACACAGCAGCGGACAAATCGACTGCACTGGAAAAGACAAACCAGATGCCGAGGCAATCGGCACAGGACAAACCGGCGGGGAAATGTAATTCACCCGAAGCCGTCGCAAAAACAAAAAATCTAATACGCTGTCCATTAGAATCCAAATCCGGTTGAAAAATACGCTGGTCGAACCGATAACAGCTCCATCTCGGCCTGCTGCGTTGCGATTATGCTAGCTACCCGGTCGGCAGCACGTTGCGAAATTACAGACTCAGCGAACCCAGCGCCAACTGCGCTGAAGTCGTCAACACTCAGCTGAACGGTCTTGTTTGACTCGTAATGCTGAAACGGAATTTGCGCCAGCTCAGCGGTCATCGCTTCTATATCCGTTCCATTCACACCGTAGCCATCAAAGCGAACAATATTGAGACCAGTTTCGTCTTCGCACGCGGTTCCATCCCCGTTTGTATCGGGTGGAATTGTGAATGCCCAGGGTCGAATCCAGCGGACGGTTGCCGGTCCTTGTCCGACGACGGCGAGTTGAAAAGATTCGTCAATCGAGTCAAGGTCGGGCTGCTCGACTGGGCAGCTTCCAGATTCGTCATCATCGATTTGGTTTGCATCTTGCGTCCGCAGCTTTCGTGATTGAGGTTTAAACTCAAAGATTAAAGTGTCGTTGTCGATTTGAATATTCTGGTCGAGGGAACCGCGTGACACGGAAAGTTTCTTCGACATGATTTTCTTGAAAGAACCTCGGGTGCCCGGCGCGAAAAAGCAACCGATGTCTAAATCTTCGGCAACAGCAGCCATAGCAATATCCACCCAAGCAAGACGACAGCGCTCGCCCGGCGGCTTTCCTTGAACTGCGGCAGTCTGTCCGAAATACCCGCGAGTCTCAAGCATCCAAGTAATAGGGCAGCCATTATCAAGCCGGTCAGGTTGAAAAGACTGCCAAAGTCGATTTTTTCCATCTTCGTCAAAGGATACGTGGTAAATCCGTTCTGCGCTCGCAATCTCTCCGAAAATCCATTCGACTGGCCGAGTGCCGAGCCAGTAGCCGGACCAGCAAGGCCCTGAGTCGTCATTCAACGACATCAGAGACGCGTTATTCAGCACCCAGGTGTGCTTGTTGTAAACGTCTTCGGACGGCACCGACATCATCAGGTATTGGCCGAACGCACCGGCGGCAATTAGACTCAGGTCTTCCGCTAGGTCTGTCTTGCTGATTAACATTTCATTGTCCCGCACCGGCAACCTCGACGTCAGTTTTCCACTGGTCGCCGGGTCGTAAATGGAAACGCCGGAAGGCGAGAACCAAATAACGTGACCATAGTGCGAGATACAAGAACGGTTCGCGAGGCATCCGACCTGCAGAATTTCCTCTTGAAAGTTAACCGTCGTGGGCCACTGCGACCGGTCGCGAATGTTCGCCTGGAGAATCGAAGCGTCGCTGCCGGTGAATATCATCAGCTGCGGGGATTCAATGCTCGGAGTCTTCGTCATCGCGGTCACTTCGTCGCTGAAGAAAAAGGAAGTCGCGCCACCGAGATAAATCTGCTCGCGGAATGAAAATGGGTTAGAAATATCGGACGCAAAGACCTGATTGTCTGCGGCAATCCAAAGCCGGTCGCCGCCTATCACAGTTGCGGCATGGGCGGTCCCAAAGGCGCTGCCGAAGACGCGGACGAGACCGCCCGGCTGGGATTTGCCGCCATCAAATACAAGGTGGGTTATGAC